TGAATCAAAAAGTTTTGATGGACTAGAAGGAGATGATGTTATGGCTTTGCTTGCAACATCTAAACAATACGACAACCCAATAATAGTTTCAGTCGATAAGGACATGAGGTCTGTACCTTGCACACTGCTTGCAGGTGATGATCTAGAACTTATAACCAAACGTAAGGCTGATCGACATTGGATGAAGCAAGCACTTACAGGTGACAGTACAGATAACTATTTTGGTATAGATAAAGTAGGACCAGTAACAGCAGAAAAGATATTGGGAGAATCTAAAACACTAGAACAGATGTGGGAGAAGGTAGTAGCTGCGTATGAGAAAAAGAAATATAACTTTGCTGATGCTGTACTAAATGCACAGTTGGCAAGAATACTGAGAGATGGAGACTTTGATTACAAGACAGGAGAAGTATCTCTCTGGACTCCATAAAAAAACCAGCAACTAATGGCGGTAAGCTACTGGTATTTCCGTGTTTTGTAAAAGAAGCAGACCTCTTTGTAATTACCTTATCACATAAATTTAAAGCTGCTATACTTTATTATCCAAATTGAACTACAATACTTATAAATCTTACTAATCATGTCATCTGAAAAGCTACCTGTTATTACAGATGAATTGATTTTTGCCTTAGATAAAATCTTTCCTCATCGCCATCCTGATTTGTCATTAACTGATAGAGAGGTATGGTATAAAGCAGGGCATAGATTTGTTGTTGATTATCTTATTGAACAGCAAGCTAGGCAAAAAGAAACTATGCTTACCGAATCAGTCTTGGAGAATTAGTCATGTGTTTTGGAGGACGACCTTCACCACCACCTTTGCCAGAGCCTAGGCCAACACCACCAAAGCCTGAAAAGACTGCGGAAAGAGTTGTGGTCGGTAGTAATAGAACTAAACCTGCACCTTCAAGACCTAAACCTAATGTTACAGGTCAGCAAACAACAGGAGAAACTGGACGTAAGAGAACAGGTCAAAGACAGCAACGTGCAAAAAGACTCGGTACTGCACAGTTAAGAATACCTCTTATGAAAAAGAATCAAGGTTCATCTGATCTAAGGTATTAATTATGTGTTTCGGACGTTCACAATCTGCACCTATCCCACAGAGAACCTTTGATGATTCTCCTCCTGTGGTAACTGGTTCTCAAACTGGTGTAGAAAAACCTAAAGATACAAAGAAAGCAACGGAAAGATTAGAACAAGACAGAAGAGAATCAGAAGGATTCTTTAATCCTGGTGATTCTTTAAAGATACCTGGTGTTACTAGAAGTGGTAGTGGTGGAAATAAAACTGCACAGCAAAAGAAAAACATAGCAAACAATAGAACTAAAGCACAGAACATGGCTAAAGCTAGAATTGCTAAAAAGAAATCTTTCTCTAACCGAGCTAAAGGAGTTTAATCATGTGCATAGGACCTTCTAAAAAAACACAGCCTATATACGATAGGCAGGTAGAAAAAAGAAAAGAAGATATAAGAAGTGTTAGTCCTGACGCAACTGACGCACAAGTTGAAGGAGGTGCTAAACAATTAGCTATAAGAGATATTCTTATTGATCCTGAAGCTAGAAAACCTATCTCCACTCCAGCCCCAACACCTGCTCCTACCCCTGTAGCAACTCCAGCCCCAACACCGTCAGAACCAGAACCTAAGATGCGTGTTATTAATAGAACCGTAAAAGCTGGTACTACTGTAAGAGGTCAGCAAACAACACAATCTGCTGCACCTTCTCGTAGAAGAAGGCAGTCTGCAAGAATGGGTAGAAGGTCTGGTACAAGTTCTCTTCGGATTGCTCGTAATCCAAACACAGGTTCTGGAAACCTTAATTACTAACTATGGATTATTCAACACCTGGTAAGACTGCTGCTGGTAGATATGGACAACTAGAAAGTTCAAGAGCTAGTTATGATGATGACGCAAAAGATTGCAGTAAACTTACCATACCTACACTGATACCAGAGACTGCAACTGGTACTAGAGCTAAGACTAAAACTCCTTTTCAAGCTGTAGGTGCTAGAGGTGTGAACAGTCTTGCATCTAAATTATTATTTGCTTTACTCCCTCCTTCAACAGCCTTCTTTAAACTAAGTATTGATAGTCTTGAATTGCTGAAGCAAGGACAGGAAGGATTAGAAACTGAAATTGATAAAGGACTTAGATCAATAGAAACAGCTTTGATGAATGAGATAGAGATCTCTAATGACAGAGTTGCAATGTTTGAAGCATTAAAACATCTGATCGTTGGAGGGAATGTTCTTCTCTATCTCACAGATGATGGTCTAAAAGTTTACCCACTATCTAAGTTTGTTTGTAAAAGAGATGCTGTCGGTAATGTATTAGAAATCATCACTAAAGAATCAGTACATCCACAAGCTTTACCTGCTGAGTTTATAGAACAGATCAAGAAGAAAGAAAATTATGATACTGATTCAATGGATAGCGACCTTGATATATATACATATGTCAAAAGATTAGATGATAATTATTTTTGGTATCAAGAATGTAAAGGAGAAAAGATACCAGGCACTGATGGTAAGTCAAAACTAAATGTATCTCCCTGGATTGTTCTCAGGTTTGTTCGAGTTGATGGAGAAGATTATGGTCGTGGATATGTCAGTGAGTACAAAGGCGACTTGATTAGTTTAGAAGCTTTAATGCAAGCAATCATAGAAGGTGCTGCTGCTTCTGCTAAGACTCTATTTCTTGTAAATCCTAACGGTGTAACCAGAGCAGCGACTTTAGCAAAAGCTCCTAACGGTGCAATACGAGAAGGAAGTGCTGCTGATATTTCTGTGATGCAGGTAAACAAAGGAGCAGACTTTCAAGTATCTTTCTCTGCGATACAAAGAATAGAATCAAGACTAGAGTATGCCTTCCTTATGGCTAGGTCTGTACAGAGAGATGCTGAAAGAGTAACAGCAGCAGAAGTTACCATGATGGCTAACGAACTAGAGAACTCGCTTGGCGGAATTTACTCTATTCTGACTCAGGAATTTCAATTATTATATTTGAAACGTAGGATGCATATGTTAGTTAGGTCTGGTAAAGCACCACAACTACCAGAGAAGTTAGTAAAGCCTAAAATTGTTACAGGTGTACAAGGTCTTGGTAGAGGTAATGATCGTAATAAACTTATTGAATTTATTGGAACAGTATCGCAAGCTTTAGGTCCAGACATTATGCGTCAGTACATGAATGTAGATGAAGCGATAAAACGACTAGCAAACTCTATTGGTATTGATACTGCTAACCTAGTGAAGACACCAGAAGAGATACAGGCTGAGATGGAACAAATGCAACAGCAGCAATTGATTCAACATCTTGGACCTGCTGCTCTTGGATCTCCATTACTTGATCCACAGAAAAATGCTAACGCCCAACAAACTTCGGAGGAACTAAATGCCGAGCAAGAAGCCTGATCCAAAACCAGAAACTGATACATCAAAAGCTGTTGTCAGTAGACTAGGTATCAATGATGAACCTGTTGTTGGTAAGCCAACTATAGTCAAAACCAAAAATGGTAATACAATAACTAATAATTAGGAAACTATTATGCCCGAAGCCCAAGTTGCAGTTAATGAAACTCCTCCAATGTCTGAAGGAGATTTACAAACTCTTGCAAAAAATGAAACAGATGAGAATGGTCTTATCCTTGGTAAGTTCAAATCTGTTGAAGATCTAGCTGCTAGTTACAGAGAACTGGAAGGTAAGTTAGGTACACAACCACAGGAAGAAACAGCAACAGAAGAAGCTGCTGAAGAAACAGAAGCAACAGACTTTAATGCTAATGAATACTATGGTGAAGGTCTAGCTGAAGTATTAACTGAAGCAGAAATAGATCCACAAGATATATCAGATCGCTTTCAGGAATCTGGTGAAATATCAGAAGATGATTACACCAAGTTAGAAGGTGCTGGTTTCTCCAGACAGGTTATAGATACATACCTTGATGGACTAAGAGGTGGTACTGGTGATGCTAATGAAATAGCAACAGCACAGATACAAGGTATAAAAGATGCAGTTGGTGGTGATGATAGCTATAGCAAAATGACAGCTTGGGCTATTGAGAACTTACCAGCAGGTGATGTTGACGCATTTAATAAACTGACAGAGACAGGTGATGCTCCATCTATTAAACTGGCAGTACAAGGACTTTATTCTCAATACAGTAACGCTATGGGAGTTGAACCAAACTTAGTAACAGGTAAGGCTGCAACAAGTGGACCTACACCTTACAGATCTACAGCAGAAGTAGTATCTGCTATGAGAGATCCTAGATATGGTAAGGATGTCACTTACACTGAAGACGTTCAAAGACGTTTAGGTGATAGTGATGTCTTTTCTACTAGATAATTAGCCATGCCTTATTCTAAAAAGCAAAGTAAAATCGCTAGAGTTGCAAAACCTAGAGATAAAATTACTAGAGAAGATCTTATGATCTTAAGAAAAAAACCAAAGAAAAATGTCAAGGGATAGTCTTAAGATAAAGAAGGTACATAAAAACCCCACTGGTGGTTTATCAGAGAAGGGTAGGAAATATATTAATAGCAAAACTGGTAGTAAATTAAAAAGACCTGTTACTAAAACCTCAGGTCTATCAAAAACAGAAAAGGGTAGAAAGAAATCTTTTTGTGCAAGGATGGGAGGAGTAAAAGGACCAATGGAAGATAGTAAAGGGAGACCTACTCGTAAAGCACTTGCATTAAGAAAGTGGAATTGTAACTAAAATTTTGTTATCATTTTGATAACTTCTATA